GGTGTGCTTGGTGCTATCAGTACCTATATCACCAGCAAGATTACCAGCGGGTCATTTGATAACATGCTGGCAGGATTCTACCAGTATTTGCCAAGCAAGCTAAGTCCAGCGGCTGCTGGCAAATTGCTAGGTAGTAACCAAGATGGTTGGCTGTACAAAGAAGGTGCACCAGGACTAGAAGGACTATTTGCTATCTGGGTGGCAATATACAATTTGAAACTCAACATCAAGCAACAGATTGACACACAGGTAGGTGCAGGTGATATACAAGCATTCACTGGCAACGATGTTGGGCACGAAGGCTATGTAGTGGGTGGTGGCGACGAAAAGATGAAGCTGATTGATCGCCTGGGATTCAGCAAAGCAAACTTTGCCAAGAACGGATAACATGTTTGATTTTATAAAAGATGAGTTGGTTGAAGCAAGGTTGTTTAAGTATCCTGACAACCTTAAAGGACGTAGCTCTCTTGACCTGGCAAAGTTACTGTTTTCGAGTGTTCTAGTACTAGAGATACTGCGAGTAGAAAACGAGTCGCAGGCCTGGACCTATGTAAATCGCACCATGGCATTCAACGACTTTGATCACATGCGTTCGGGCACAACAGATCTAGCCAACATGATCGCAGTACTAAGCAACCAAAACGACTACGAAGATCAGCTGAAAACCAAGATTGGATTGTATGCTCCTGCCCTGCAGATCAAAACATATCTACGCACGTTCTCAACAAACACACACAGTCGTGTTCGTAGCTTTTTGATCAAGCTAGACGAAGACCTAATGATTGCTGGCAGCGATCTACATCAAGCTCGTAGAACAGTCAGTGACTGGGCAGATGCAACACCAGGCGAAAAGAGTCTTGCCTGGGCAACATTAACTAGGGTTTTTAACCAACAGGGTACACAATTAGATATCTGGGTACTGGCTAAAAACTACTTCATGCACTAGGTTTATAGTACCAAATCATAAATATTTACAAGCGCACTGCGCTATAATTTTAGGAGAAATAACATGGCAATCGGAGCAACAAGAGTCCACGGTGGTGTGGGCGTAGAAGGTGCAATTAACGGAGAAGCAGGTACAGAACTAGGCGCCAGTCTAGCATTCTTTCATATTCAACCACGTGTGGCTGCACTAACACCAGCTGACCTACGCGGCGAAATGGCAGCTAATCCAGACGGCGGTTTGGGCCTAGCAGTAGAGAAAATTCTACAAACTATGCCGAGCGGAGTAATTGCATACAGCATGGCTAACACAGCAAGCAGCAACATTTATGTTATCACTGATGGTGTCAACGCACCTTCAGCTGCTGTAGTGCAGGCAGCAATCGTAGCATTGGGTTCAGCTGTTGGTACAAACAGCATTGACCTAACTGGTACATTGGTAACAGCTGGTACAACATTCACAGTAGCTTAATAAGCATTTGTGACACAAAACAAAAAAGGCAGGCAACTGCCTTTTTTGCTGACCAATCATAAATATTTACAAGCGCACTGCGCTATAATTTTAGGAGAAATAACATGGCAATCGGAGTTACTCGTAGCGCAGGCTACACATATGCTGGTACAACCGGCTCATTTAACGGTATTAATAATGGCACCATCGGTACCCCAGGTACCTGGGCACTAGGCGCAGAAGGACAAGTTGGTGGTAGCGTTGTACTGTACAGCGTTAACGCACAAGCAAGTTTGGCAGCACAAGATGATGCAGCTGGCGAAGCACTAGAAGCAATTCTTCGTGTGTTCCCATCAATCATCTGCTGGTATGCACACGCAACAACAGGTATCATTGGCATCATCTGTGATGGTGTAAATGCACCTCCAGCAGCCGCTCTAGAAGCAGCCCTTGACGCAGTTGGTACAGTGAATGGTTTCAACGTAGCTGCATGTACAGTTGCAGTTGGTACCAGCTTTGTTGTAAGCCCAGCAGGCGCTTAATAGTTCGTCGTTTACAATTAGGTTTTTCCTAATAGTAGAACAAAGAAGGCACTTTTATAGTGCCTTTTTTGTTGGCGAATAAGTAATAGCATGGACTCACGTAATTACATTGCTGGCTACACCCTGGTTGATATTACCAACACAGGAGTAACGCGAGATCGCGGAACGCAAGAGCTTGAACGTAATCAACAGCGCAACTGGGAGACAGTGATACAGTGTATTGGTCTTCGTGCGCAGCCAATGGGACTGATACAACAGGTCTCTGATCAGAATCTAGAAAATTATGAGTTTGGGGAAATGTACACAGGCAATCATCGTGTGTGGAGTTTTGCATTTACTGTAGAGCATGAAAGCGTGTTCCAGTATCTTGACAAACCTCTGTACTATCTTGATGAGAGCTTTGACAAAGTTCCAGTAATCACATATCTGAGCGAAACTGCAAAATTTATGCTTCCAATATTCTGGACATCTGGTGCTATCAAAAACATATATTTTAAAATTTGTTCATTTGACTTAAATAAGTGATAGATGATGCTCTGGCAATCATTGGCTCAAATCATGGCTCACTTTTATGGCATATTAAAACGCATCTCGCAAATTTAGGAAGCGACATTATGTCCACGAACATTGAAAAACAGAGCCTTGAAGCCCACGTCGAACTGTGTGCAGAAAGGTATGAAAAATTGGAAAATAAACTTGAGAATGTTGAGAAGAAGGTAGAGAGATTGGAAGAGCACATTCTTGCAATTCGCGAATCTCTAGCCGGTTCTGGTAATCAACAAAGCAAACAATTGATTGCAATTGGCACTGCCATTATTGCAGTATTGATCACTGGACTAATTACACTAACCGTACATTTGATCAACAAATGAAAATTATAGAATTAGTTAACAATATCCGTGTTCCTATCACGAACGAGGAATCTGATGTGTTAGCATTATTCCGGGGGAACGCTGAAGTTCACCGGCAGGATCTAAATGAACGACAGATCCAATTGGCCAACAGCCTAGTCAACAAAGACGTATTGTATCGTCAAAATCAAAATGGTCGCATCACATATCACAAAAAAACGGCGTAAACAAAAAGCCTATAAATTAGCCGAGCAACAGGTAGCCGAAGAAATCATGGCTACCTATTTGAGCTGGTGGTCTAAACAGCAGATACAAACGCTGGTAAACACTGGCGAACTAATTATGTTGCCCTTGCCCAGCAGTAATGGATACAGGATCAATCAGTATGACGTGTACCCTGACAGCGGTGCCTGGGCAGTTGATAATAAAAACAACGACAAAAAAATACTTTTCTCAAGCAAAATATCAGCAGTGATGTATTGCCTGCTAGAGTACAAAAAACTCTACAACAAGTCCTGGGAACTTCGTGCGCAGGACCAGGCTGTGCGCAGACTAGATCATGACTATCAATTGTACAGGCATAAGTATAAAAGTGCCAGTGCTGCCCATGATGGGTTTGCACAAGATCTATATGATGCTAGACTGAGCGATGTTGGCCCTAAGCTAACGGCAGCTCAGGAATATCTAGATAAATTGATCAATTCGGCTAAATACATTAAGATTTGGGATAAACAACCATGAGACTACAAGAAATTGGCAGCAGAGCAACAGCAAAGCGCATTAACAAAATAAACGAAACCCGCTTTGGGTTTGGTATTGATTATAGCAAACTCACTGTTGGTAAGGCACAACAGCTGAGCCGCGCACTAGGTGAAAACCTAAATCAGTTGCGCCGCAACTATGGCGTACACACCGCAGAGAAGAATCCAAAGTACATGGAACTTCTCATGGTGCGTGAAGGACTTAATCGTTGGATTAGCGAGAACCGCCAACTGAACGAAAGTGAAATGGGCAAATCAGAAGCTATCCTGGCCGCCAAGGACATGGTAGATTCGATCCAGGACATGATTGAAGATGTTAGCAAGATGCAGAACGAACAGATGCCTGCACTGATTGATACTATTCGTGATCAAATTGGCAGCGAACAAGCTGATCAGTTTAAAGGTGCAGTTGGTCAAGTACTAGGCAGTATCCTACAACAACTAACAGACGCACGTGAACAAACAGACAATGCCGCACGTAACCTAGCCGGTGAAGGTTCGCCAGACATGGGCATGGGTGGCGGTATGCCTGGTGGCGATATGGGTGCTCCAATGCCTGGCGCTGCTCCTGGCATGGGCCCTGAAAGCGAACTAGACATGGGCGACGAATTTGCCGCAACAGATGCTGCCGCTGGTGGCGATGTAGACCTAGGCAGAGAAAAGCGTTAATATGCGCATTAACGAAGTAAGTGGTAGCTCGGCCGGCGATGCTAATCTGGTTACCATTTTACAATTTCTTCGTAGCCGTGCCCACAACAAAAAACTAACTCCGATCATTGGTACACAGAGCTTGATCAACATGATCAAGAATCAAGGCGGCAGCGAATACTTTACGTTCGACAACCTTGTGGCAGCACAAGAAAACAATCCTGCAATTGGCGAACTGATCAAGAATCTTGATCGAGAAAAAGTTACCCTGAACGGCTTCGGCGACGAGTCAGATGCCAGTGCAGTTGACCAAGCACAAGCTGGAAAAGATCAAGTAAAAACTCCTGACCCAGAAAAAACGGTCAAAGCAATGGCTAAATCGGCCCTGGCCAATCGCTCCTAAATCATAGACATTTTTAGATAAATACCTTATACTGAATATAAGGATGATTTTTCAATGGACGCAACATTTTTTAGAAAGTACGCAAATATGATTACCGAAGCTGAGGCAATGGTCAATGACGCTTGGTTTGAAAAAGGTGCGTTTTCGACATTTAAGAAACCTGCTGTTGAAAAATATGAAATAGCACAAGAGCCTGGCACAGTAGAAACACTAGAAGGTCCTGTCAGGTACGACACAGGTCATTATATCATGACAGGTCCCAAAGGCGAGCAGTATCCTATCACCCCAGAAAAGTTCCGTGAATACAAAGACGACCTAGGTGATGGACAATGCACCCCTAAGAAAATCATGAAGGTAGCTAAACTTGCTGACCATGATGGTGTACTGCATACCAGCTGGGGTGATCTAAACTACACCACAGGCAATGACTATATTGTCAAGCATGGCTCAGGCGACTACGGTGCTGTTAAATCAGACATCTTTGCCAAGACCTACGATACATCCAACGCATAACATGGCATACTCGGATAAAGTACTTGATCACTACGAAAACCCACGCAACGTGGGCAAGTTTGATATTGACGATTCAATTGGTACCGGCATGGTTGGTGCACCTGCTTGTGGTGATGTTATGAAACTACAGATAAAGGTAGAAGATGGTATTATTAGAGATGCTCGTTTCAAGACATATGGATGCGGATCTGCAATCGCTTCCTCCTCGCTCGTTACGGAATGGGTCAAAGGCAAAACACTGGATGAAGCGAGCACGATTAAAAATAGCGACATTGCTCAAGAGCTTGCGCTCCCACCAGTAAAGATACATTGCTCTATACTGGCAGAAGATGCAATCAAGGCAGCAATACAAGATTATAAGGAGAAATCAAATGGCAACAGAAACTAAACCACTATCACGTTCAGAACGTGAAGCAGCAATCAAAGACAAGGCAGGACTGGTAATTGTGATCATGGCCCTGTTCCTGGCAGTTACCACATACTTTGCCAATTCATTCAGTGGCGCTGTATTAAAGAACATGCTCAAGGCCACAGACACCTATGCTTTCTATCAGAGCAAAAGCATCAAGCAAAGCATTGCCGAGGGACAGTTAGAACAAACTCAAAATCCACGACGCCGAGCAGAACTCGAAGCCAAGATTGCACGGTACGAAAGTGATCCTGCAAAGGGAGAAGGCAAAAAAGAACTGCTGGCCAAAGCACAAGCATTTGAAGCCACCCGTGATGAAGCCGCTAGACACAGTCCATGGCTAACATTTGCCAGCATGGCATTCCAGTTAGCGATCGTGTTGCTGAGTGCAAGCATCTTGGCGGTCAATAACAAGATGTATCGAGTCAGCGAAGTAGTTGCTGTGATTGGTATGATACTGCTGAGCCAGGGCATTTGGTTGTGGTTCTAAAATGATAACTTTTACCGAGCTTGCGGCCCGTAAGGTTCTACAACATATAGAACGTCGTGGGCACGGTATTGGCATTCGTGTTGGAGTTAAACAAACAGGTTGCTCAGGACTGGCGTATGTGTTAGAATACATTGACACTGCGCCAGTCACACGTGATTGGTTCAAATACGAAAGCCATGGCGCCACTGTTTGGGTCAATGGCAAAGATAGCATATATCTAGACGGGCTAGAAATAGACTATAAAAAACAAGGACTCAATGAAGGGTTCGACTTTAACAATCCGCAGGCCAAAGACTATTGTGGTTGCGGTGAAAGTTTTCGAGTAAATGATAATTCAAAAATACGACTACAAGCCACTGAATCGAACCACAGTTGAGGGTAAACGTCACTATGCACTACCAGACGGTAGCAAGGTGCCCAGCGTTACCACAATCCTAGATCGTACCAAAAGCGAGGAGAGCAAGGCGGCTCTTGCCAATTGGAAAAAACGTGTGGGAGAACAACAGGCACAACAGATCGTGACCGAAGCTGCTAACCGCGGTACTCGCATGCACAGCTATCTGGAATCATACATCCTTAGCGATGACATGAAACCCTTGCCCACAAATCCTTATGCACACCCTAGCTGGTTCATGGCTGCAGAAGTTATCCTCAAAGGACTATGCCACGTGGATGAATTCTGGGGCTCAGAAGTGCCTGTGTACTACAGTGGGCTATATGCAGGTACCACAGACTGTGTGGGCGTATGGAAAGGCCGGCCTGCTATCATGGATTTCAAGCAGAGCAACAAGCCCAAAAAGCGTGAGTACATTGATGACTACTTTATTCAGCTTGCTGCCTATGCAGAGGCACATAACGACACATATGGTACCAATATAAGTGACGGCGTAATTCTAATGGCTGTGCAGCCTAAATTGCAGGAAGATGGCACCTATAGCACCCCAGAATACATGGAATTCACCATCGAAGGTGACGAATTTGAGCACTGGAGACAAGAGTGGCTCAAGCGAGTTGAGCTATATTATCTAATGAGCTAAATACTCCATATACCGGGGTTTTTAGCAAATGGCAATTGTACAAATATCAAGAATTACGCACCGCAAAGGGCTGCAACAGGATTTGCCTGCTCTGGCATCAGCTGAGCTGGGCTGGAGTTTAGATACACGTCAACTGTATATTGGAAACGGCACGATCACCGAAGGTGCTCCAATTGAAGGCGTTACAGAGATTTTAACGCAGTATTCCGACCTGCTTAACATTGGCGACCAGTACATTTTTAAAGGTTCACAGTCTGGCTATACTTCGCAGACTGGAGCCACATCATTATCACCAACCACACGAACTCTACAACAAAAACTTGATGATTCAGTAAATGTTAAAGATTTTGGTGCAGTGGGCAACGGCATTGCCGATGACACTATAGCTATACAACGTGCAATTGACCAGGTATTGTTTGGGGGATTTGCGTTAAACCAATCAAGACTGCGCCGTGTGATAAATTTTCCAGCTGGAACATATCTGATCAGCGCCAGTATCAAACTACCTGCTTATGTTTATCTACAGGGTGCAGGTATTGACAGGACCATTATACAACAAACATCAGCAAGTGCAAATGTACTACAGCTCAAAGACAGCGCATCACAGATTAATGCAGCCTATGGAACTCTTGGTGCAGCCTCTGCAAAATATATCACGATTCAAGATATTTCTTTAGAAACAGCATCATCCAATAGGAGTGTTGTTCTATTAGACTCTTGCGATAATATACTTTTTAACAGAGTATATTTCAAAGGTACCATAACATCACCCACTGGCACAGTTGTGTCTGGGCAAAATGCGGTGTATGCTATTCCCCGCGACGACTCCAAGGATATCAATGGATTGAAATTTATTGATTGTGCGTTTGACCGAACACAACAGGGCCTTGTGCTAAATGCAAACAATGTAAAAATTCTTGGGTGTGATTTCAACACTATCAGTATTCCTGTTTATGTTGATGCGACCCTGAGTGCGGCAGAGACTAAAAATATCAAGATTTCTGGATGCACATTTGAAGGAATTACTCGTAGTGCTATCTATGTGGTTGCAGATACAGCTACAACTCGAATGAATGTGATCAGTATCGGAAACCACTTTGGCACTGTTGGTGGAACAGGAGCTTCGGTATCACACCCGGTTATTTCTTTCAGTGGCAGCGGTAATCACAGCATCGGTGATACATTTGCAAGAACTGATGCAGAAGCAGGAGTCCACCCAAGAGTATATCATGATGACACCAGTCTTAACTCTAGCCTAGATGCTAATGTCGGATTGCAAACAGGTATGATCATAAGAGGCACAGGACGAGAACTTACACTAAGTGGGTCGGTGACTGATGCAAATACTGGTATTGTACTGAGTCCTTCGGTAGGAACTTCGGGTGCCGCTACTATCCAGTACATACTAAAAAGACCAACTGCCAGTGCATATCGTCATGGCAGTATTGAAGTTGTGTACAATGACACCACGGTTGAGTATGTTGATGAATATACAGAATTTCCAGACGCAACTAATTTTACCTACCCAGGACCTACTGGAGTGACATTTTCGGTAACAAATATATCCTCAGGTAAATTTAAAGTTAACTATACAAGTGATTCGTCAGGATCAGGTACGTTGGTTTATAGCATTACAAATTTCCTATAACAGCATCAATTATCTAAATGTGGAAACTCAAACCCGACGATCGGCTGGATCGTTGGAAACAATTTCGTAAACGGCTCGACACCTTGCCATTAGAGCTTGCATTGGCTGAGTGTCAGAGCTTCTGGCAGAATGCACCATTCACTCCCTACTATCTGGAGCACAGTGATCAAACAAATTGGCCAGATCCATGGCAATTGGTGTACGAAAACTACTATTGTGATCTTGCAAAAGCACTTGGAATAGTGTATACTCTACATCTAAGCGAGCACGGAAAACAATTAAGCATGTCCATCAAGGTGTATCAAGATCCTATAACAAAAGGACAGTACAATTTAGCTTGGATTGACCAGGGGAAATATGTTCTTAATTTCATTGCCAACGAGATCGTAAATAGAACACAAATACCAAAAGAATTAAAGCTCTTGACAGAGTTATCCAGTCAAGATCTGAAACTACAAAATTATTAAATCAACATCAGGGGAATCAATGAGTCAAATACAAGTCACCAAGAGAGATGGCAATCGAGAAATACTAGATCTAGAAAAACTACACAAGGTGGTGTTCTGGGCAACACAGGGAATCACAGGAGTTAGTGCAAGCGAAGTTGAAATCAAAAGTCACCTACAGTTCTACAACGGAATCAAAACAGCAGATATCCAGGAAACGCTGATCAAGAGTGCGGCAGATCTAATCAGTGAAGAAAATCCAAATTACCAATATGTAGCCGGCAGGCTGATATGTTACCACTTGCGTAAACAAGTCTACAACGACTATGAACCGTGGCCCCTGCTGACACTGGTAAAGAAAAACGTGGAGAGTGGATTTTACGATGACGGCCTTCTCGCCGCTTATTCAACAGAAGAGTGGGAAAAACTAAACAGTTACATTCATCATGAACGCGATGAAAACTTTACCTATGCTGCCATGGAACAGTGGAGAGGCAAGTATCTTGTGCAGAATCGCGTGACCAATGAACTCTTTGAAACACCGCAGGTAGCATACATGCTGATTGCAGCCACCCTGTTTCAGACCTATCCTGCAAGCACACGACTACAATGGGTAAAAGACTATTATGATGCAATCAGTCTTCATGACATTAGCCTTCCTACTCCTGTTATGGCAGGGGTCAGAACTCCTCAGAAGCAGTTCTCTAGTTGCGTTCTCATTGAGACTGATGATAGTCTTGACAGCATTAATGCTACTACAAGTGCTATTGTTAAGTATGTAAGTCAGAAAGCAGGGATTGGAATTGGTGCAGGAAGAATACGTGCCCTAGGATCGCCTATACGTTCAGGCGATGCATATCACACTGGTGTAGTTCCTTTCTACAAAATGTTTCAAGCAGCCACACGTAGTTGTAGTCAAGGCGGTGTGCGCAACGGAGCAGCCACCCTGTACTATCCAATCTGGCACCTAGAGGTTGAAGATCTTCTAGTGCTAAAAAACAACAAAGGCACAGAAGACAATCGTGTGCGCCACATGGACTATGGAGTTCAGTTTAATCGCGTGATGTATGAGCGATTGCTAACAGGCGGGGACATTACCTTGTTCTCACCTAAAGATGTACCTGAGATGTATGATGCATTCTTTACAGATGCAGACCGCTTTAAAGAGTTGTATGAAACAGCAGAACGTAATACCAAGTTAAGAAAGAAAAAGATTAAGGCAGCTGACCTGTTCAGCCGCTTTATGCAGGAACGCAAAGATACTGGACGTATCTATCTGCAGAACGTGGACCATGCAAACACGCACAGTCCATTCAAAGTGGATAAGGCTCCAATACGTATGAGTAATCTTTGTTCAGAAATCGATTTGCCTACAGTACCGTTAAACGATGTCAATGACGAGGATGGTAGGATCGCCCTGTGTACTTTATCAGCGATCAATTGGGGTAATGTAAAAGGCCCCCATGACTTTGAAAAAATGTGTACCCTGGCAGTTCGAGGGTTAGATGCATTATTAAGTTATCAGAAGTATCCAATACGGGCAGCTGAATTAGCCACACAAGAGTTCCGTCCACTAGGTGTTGGTATTATCAACTTCGCCTACTGGTTGGCCAAGAATGATGTAAGTTATTCGGACTCTCGTGCCCTGCCCTTGGTAGACGAGTATGCAGAAGCCTGGAGTTACTACCTGATCAAGGCTTCTGCAGACCTCGCAGAAGAACAAGGTGCTTGCACTCGTTGGCAAGATCTCAAGAGTGCAGATGGTGTATTGCCAATTGACACACGCAAGACTGATGTGGATGAGTTGGTTCCCCACGTTGAACGCATGCCATGGCAAAGTTTGCGTGAGCAAATACAACGTACTGGACAGCGCAATGCAACATTGATGGCCTTGATGCCTGCAGAAACAAGCGCACAAATTAGTAATGCCACAAATGGTATAGAGCCACCGCGAAGCTATGTGAGTATCAAAGGATCAAAGCACGGACAATTAAAGCAGGTTGTACCCGAATATCGTAAGTTGAAAAACAAGTATGAACTGCTGTGGAACCAGAAGAGCCCAGAAGGTTACATGAATATCTGTGCTGTACTACAGAAATATATCGATCAAGGTATCAGTGTCAACACCAGCTACAATCCACAGTTCTATGCTGATGAAAAGATTCCAATGAGCACCATGCTCCAGCATCTACTACAATTCTACAAGTACGGTGGCAAACAGTTGTACTACTTCAACACCTATGATGGACAAGGTGAAATTGACATTGACAAACTAAATGCAAAAGAGCCCACACAAGAATTGGCTCCAATTGATGAAGCTGACTGTGAAAGTTGCGTAATTTAATTTCAAGGAAAAATAATGAGCGTTTTTAATACTAAGAAGAAAAATCATCTGAACAGCCTGGCTTTTCTTGATTCAAATGGCGGAGTAACTATTCAAAGATTTGATACACTAAAGTATCGTCAATTTGAAAAACTAACTGACAAACAATTAGGTTTTTTCTGGCGTCCAGAAGAAATTGATGTGATGAGAGATGCTAAAGATTTCAAGGACCTAACACCGTATGAGCAACACATTTTCACTTCGAACCTTAAGCGACAGATACTTCTGGACTCTGTACAAGGTCGTAGCCCCAACTTGGCTTTTCTTCCTCTTGTATCATTACCTGAGTTGGAAACATGGATTCAAACTTGGAGCTTCAATGAAACAATACATAGCCGTAGTTATACTCATATCATTCGTAACGTGTATAGTGATCCTAGTAAAATATTTGATGAGCTCGTGGATGTACCTGAGATCGTCGAATGTGCAGGTGATATCTCAGGATACTACGACAGACTGATAGAAGCCGGGCAGTGGTTTAATTTGCTAGGCGCAGGCACTCACACAGTAAACGGAAAAGAAATCACAGTTGACGAGTACGAACTTAAAAAGAAATTGTGGTTGTGTCTTAACTCTGTGAATGCACTAGAAGGTATTCGCTTCTACGTGAGCTTTGCCTGCTCCTGGGCATTTGCCGAGCTCAAGAAGATGGAAGGCAATGCAAAAATTATCAAATTGATTGCTCGTGATGAAAATGTGCATCTAGGATCAACTCAGACCTTGCTTAAACTCTTGCCCCAGGACGATCCCGACTATGTGACCATCAAAGAAGAAACCAGGGCCGAATGTGAAGAAATGTTCCTACGTGCAGCCGCACAAGAACGTGCGTGGGCACACTATCTGTTCAAGGATGGAAGCATGATTGGTCTAAACGAACAGTTGTTGTGTGACTATGTTGATTGGTTGACCTGCAAACGTATGACCGCAGTTGGGTTGAAGTGTGGCATCAAGACAGGATCGAATCCTTTGCCATGGACTGCTAAATGGATCGCAGGTGCTGAAGTTCAAGTTGCTCCCCAGGAAACTGAGATAAGTAGTTATGTTGTTGGCGGTACCAAACAGGACGTCGACTCTAACACTTTCAAAGGATTCAGTTTATAAATGATCACAGTATATTCTAAAAATAATTGCCCATTCTGCGTACAGGCCAAAAACCTACTAAAACTCAAAGGTGTTGACTACACTGAAATCAAGATTGACGAAGATGCATCTGCAAAAGATTTTGTTCTAGCAGAAGGGCATCGCACAGTGCCACAATTATACAAAGATGGTAAGCTACTGGTTGAAGGTGGCTATCAAGGACTGGCAAAAAAGCCAGACGATTTTTTCGAAACCCTAAGAGGATAAAATGTTAATTTCAAAAACAGCATATACAGCCGGTGATATCGTTGCCTTCAAATTGGTCAACGGTGATGAATGTGTGGCTAAAATTGTAGAAGTCACACCAATGGAATATGTAGTAAGCAAGCCTTGCACAGTGGTTCCTAGTCCAAAAGGCATAGGCATGATGCAGAGTTTGTTTACTGCTGAGTTGAGTAAAGATGTTCATCTCAGTGCTACTCATGTGCTGATGCATGCTCAGGTAGTAAAAGAAATAAAAGACTACTATCTCCAAACAACCACAGGTATTGCAACAGCACCTGCAGGACTGGTGATCTAATATGCCAGGCGCCGCACGACAAGGACAAGACACAGCAGGAGGTACTATTGCTGCTGGGTCTCCTAATGTGATCACCAATGGTACTCCCCAAGCACGAATTGGTGATGCAGTGCAAGGCCATGCTCCGGGTCCACATGCTGGTCCAAAAATGGCAGAAGGAAGTCCTAACGTTATTGTGAACGGTATACCAGCCAGCCGTGCCGGAGACAAAGCCACATGCGGTCATCCAGCAACTGGCAGCGGTGACGTGATTATAAACTAACATGAGTTATTCAGCTGTTCAATTAATTGCTATCAGTGGGTTGTTACAAAACACCGGACTAGGTGTGAGCACAAGATTGGTAGCACAATTGAACAATATGCAGGACTCAACCGTGATCACTGGTAAACTCCGAAGAGTTGCAGTGCATCCAAATGTAGCATCGTCGGTAATTACCTCAATGAGAACCACACTACCCGGGATCTGCATGGTTGCTCCGGCGTCTTATACCAGTCTGCCAACTGCTGTAACAGCAGTAGACATCACAGGAAGCATACGAACAAGAGCCAATCAGTTTTTCCTGCGAGGTATAAATGGATACCTTGGTATCTTGTCGAGAGCTGACTCTGATTGCCGAATGTCACGTGATGTTCTTGGAGCAGTATACTCATATGACGGAGCACCATTTTCCAGTGTAAGTCCTGATGTTACAAAACACATTGATCTAGCCACAGGTGGGCTCTCGAGTAAATTTGGTCCATTGGCCAAAGAGTCTGAAGATTATCGTCGTGCCAGCGGACTTTACAGTGATGGAGTTGGATCGTCTGGAGTCATAACAACCGATGCCGTGGATGTTGAGCGCAGTATTCGTGCTGTGGGCGAAGGAATACGCCGACTCGGGACACTGTATAATTTATTTGACTTAGCAACACTAGGAACACCGGTTGGACTGATAAAAAGTTTGTATGCACAAGGTCTGTTGTCCAGTAAGTTCAGTGGGCGCACAGGCACAACAGATGCAGATTTTATTGAAGCATTGCTCAGTGAAGGAATCACTCTTACAAATATTGACACAGCTAATCAAATCGTACTGATCGATCTTTTAACCAAGATTACCCAATCAACATTTATCAACAAGGTGATTGCAGCCACTGGATTAATCGTGCCAAGTGGTGCGGTCATTACCAATGCCGGAGACTTCTTAAAAGCAAATAAAGTCATGCCAACCAATGCAGTCAATGCGATTCCTCAAGGAACACTGTATCAGCTTGGCCAACAATTATTGTCGTTGAACATATCATACTCAACGCCAGATGCCTTGATTGAAGCTCTACTAACAATAGACATTCCTTCTCATGAGAGCCTAGCAAGTCTATCTAGGCCAGTGCCGGCAGCTGACATATCCGTTATACAAAATGCGGTACCTACAGGAACCGGTGATTTTTTATCTTGTAAGATACAAGAATTAATTGGTACTCCATCGGGTTATGTGCATCTAGATAATCTAGAAACTATTTCATTGATTGCGTCCAAGTTATCATCAACATCTCAGGGATTGGCACTGATATCAGCCGCTGACGCAGTGTACGACAAGTATGTTGCAGATCTAAGTGCCACAACAGAAGAGACTGCACTGATAGCCGCAATTGACGCAATAGCGGCAGTGTCTGCATATGAACAAAATATTGCGTCAACCAATGCCTCTATATCAAATTGCATTGATCAGATCAACCTGGAAATAGTTAACTGTGATAAAATTGGACTGGACATATATTCAACCATGCCGGGCAATAATAATATCGTGACTACTATTATTAATTTTCCGAGCTTTGGCGTAGACTATCATAATTCTGGAATCAAGGATATGTTGATTGATATGACAACATCGGACCGTTATGGTGAAGCAATCAAGGCCTGTTTGATACAAGGACAAAATGACAAGATACTCCAGACGATAGGAACTAAAAATATTGGAATTCCTGATATCGCCAACAATGCAAAAAAATATCAATTTGAATCTGGGCAAACGAAGTTAACAATTCAACAACGAGAAAATGTGATTGCTGATGCAAGAGCTCAACAATTACTCGAAAGTGATGCGATTCGAAATGCAGAACTTTATGGGTACAATAATCAATATTATGTGAGTCGCGGTTATCCCGTGGCATAAACATAACACTTATTGGCAGTTATAACCCAGTATAATTGCCATTAACGGCTTATATTATGAGCATAAGCCGTATTTAAGTTGACACAGCCAGACTTATAGTGTACTATTAACATGATCCTGTGTTCTTAAATATCACTACCATCTAAAACTAAGGAGAAACAAAATGACTCTGATCAATGGACATTGGAAAAAATATATTCCAATTGCAACAAAATTCGCAATTGGAACCGCAGCCTTTATATTCTGTGCTGTGATGGTAACCAAGGTTACCCAGGCAAAGATGCAACATCTTCGCGAAGCAAAAAACACAGCTGATATCAGCTATGTAACAACCGCCACTCGCGAGCGTCAGCTTGCATGCTTGGCCAAGAATATCTATTACGAAGCAGGTTCAGAAAGCTTCGAAGGAAAAGTTGCCGTGGCACAGGTAACGATCAACCGTGCCAACAGTGGTGACTTTCCAACTGACATCTGTGGCGTGATCTATCAGAAAACTGTTATCTACTCAAAGGTGATCTGCCAGTTCAGCTGGTACTGTGAACAACCCGGTAAGATAAAGCCAATGTATCCTGAAGCCTATAACGAAAGCATGGCCGTGGCTAAAAAAGTTCTACTGGAAAACTTTAGACTTGACGGATTAAAGACAGCCATGTATTATCACGCTGACTATGTGAACCCAGGCTGGGGCAAAGAAAAAGTTGCCAAGATTGGTCGTCACATATTTTATTCCAACCGTTCTGCTAAAGGATCATCATGAAAAAAATCACACTTGACACAGTTCGCACTGATGTCGCAGTTTGGGTCAAAGAGCATGTTGTAACAATCAGTGCAGAAACACTAGGGTGGATGGCCGCAATGTTCATCCACTTTAGTATCATTCCAACACTGTTGGCCGCCATGGCAGGATTGACAGACAAGATGCCACCCGTTGACATGGTGATGTTCTGCTGGGGCGCACTTGGTCTACTGTTCATCAAAGCTGTGATGCTTCGGGATCGTCTTAACACGCTAACCATTGGTATTGGATTTATTGTTCAGTGCTCTTTAATGGGTCTCATGTTATTCAAATAAATACTTGTACGGTGATTGGAGGCCGTCGAACATGAGCAAAAATTCCCACGTTGTTACAGAAGTCGAACTAGAAGAGGAAGAGCTGGAAGTAGAGCAGTTGGAAGTTGATAGCGAAGACTACGGTTTTATCTTTAGCGCAGACGGAGAACTAAAACACCTGTTTACACCAGATGAATTTTATCTTGATCCTCCACCCATGGTCAAGAAGATATTGAAGTTGTTGGGAATCAAAGATATCAATACTGTAGCAATTGACGATTGCAGTGACACACTGCACTAGGTCATAAAAAAGCCCACTTGCGTGGGCTTTTTGTTTTGTTGCAGTTTAGAACTGTGAGAGCAGTTCTTTCGCCTCAGTAACATCCTCTAGCTCGTCAGCAAAGGCCAACTGCATGAGCTCAATTATTGTGCGGCAATCACGTTGATCCACTGGTGGCAATGATGCAATAAATGACTCCACTGCTTCACGTTCCTGTAGGTCCCACATGATATCTGCCAGCGCCATTTGTTTAGGTGACAACCCGTGAAGTTTAATGTCCATTTTCTATCTCCTCAATGTGACGGCATACGCCGCGAAACTTAAAACCAGAGCAGGTGCAGTTGTACACTGAACCATCCTTCTCTACCGTGTACTTATCGCCCTTGGTGCCTGTAACAGTCCAGGTTGGGTTTGCAGAGACCACAGCACCCGGGTCTGTCCATTTGTAGATGTTGCGCACTTCTTCAAACTTACGGCCGCGAACGTCAATGCGTATTGGGTTCTTGAATGCTTGTGTTTCTGCTGGGTTGCCAAACTTTGCATAGGCATACATCTTGTCCTTGCTGTCATCCATCCAGTACACATGATTGCAGTTTGTGACAGTGCTGTCTGCCCACTCAGTGATTTCAAGAAATGCTTTCATATTAACCCCAGTCTTTTTTGTCACCGTGTGCTTCGTTGTACTCATAGCCTGCCATGTAGGCTTCATATTCAGCGGTACCGGGCTCAGCAGTGATAGGATCACTTGCATAGGTGTTGCCCTCAAAGTAATGCGGATTAGGCTTGCGGTGGTAATAGCTGTCTGCACTACCACGATCAAATGCCCCGCCATGACGGGTGAACTTTTCTGCTATCTTTTTTGTGTCTACTGCAAACATATTTTCTCCTTAGTGTGAGTTGAGTGCTGGGTTGTACGTACGGATCAATTCACGCTCACGTGCATGAGCAGGCTTGCGTCCGCGGATGATTTCTACGAGACCGTAAGTGTGAGCCAGTGTACCGTGTTCACGAATGCTCTTGCACAGGTTCCAGTCTTTGTTTTCTGTAACAGCACGGCGAACGTGTTTTTGGATACGCACTTTGAGTGCCTTGCGCACATTACCACCGCACACGGTAATACCAATGTACTGCTCACCTGTTACTGTATTGGTGATACAGTAAACAGCATGGTTAGTGTCCTGGCGTCTTTTGCGGGTGGGCTTTTGTAAGTTCATGTTATTATTATAGCCGAAAACGGACAAATCGTCAACCGTTTTTTGGGCTATTTTTGCAGGTTAGTGCCCGCTAACCTATTGATATTACAGGGCCAAAAAGTAGTACTTTTGTAACACTTTTTTGAACCCTAAAATGTTGCTTTTTTGCAACATTTTTTGGCTAATTGTTGTCTGGTAAATACGTTATAAACAACAAAAAATATGACAATTGATGCAAATGCTTATCCAAACACAGGCGGAATGATTGTTAACGAATTCTTGGGTGTGTTTGCAAACACCGCAAGTACGTCAACTTCTACCGGCGTGGTACAAGTATGGGGTGGTGTCGGTATACGTGGAAATGTCAACGCTGGCGGCAACCTGGTTACCACTGGATCCACCAGCATTGGCACATTCATGAAGCTGATACCCGGGACTGCTCCAAGCAGTCCAGACGAAGGCACAGTGTACTACGACAGTACCAGCCACACGCTGAAATTCTATAATGGCACAGTGTGGAAAACAATCACCACGGATTAAACTAATGGAACATTTTTACAGTCACATAAATGGATGGAGCCATTATCTAATACCACTCTATAGTCATCTTGTGCCAAAACTACCATCGCACTGCACAGTTGTTGAAGTAGGCTGTTGGAAAGGACGCAGTACCGCATTCTTGGCAGTCTCGCTGATACAGCATGGAAAAGTTTTTAAACTGCATGCAGTGGATCATTGGAAGGGTTGTCTAGAAGGCTATTATCAACATAGTCAGGTAGCACAAGAAATCCGCGATGACAAAGTGTTTGATGATTTTAAACGAAATCTTGCGCCAGTGGCAGAGCACATGAACATCATTAGATCCAACAGCGTTGATGCTGCCGCACAGTTTGAGGACAACAGCCTAGACATGGTAACGATTGATGATGATCATTTGTACGAAAGCGTGATCAACAGCATCATGGCCTGGGCACCAAAACTAAAACCAGGTGGGTTCTTGTGTGGCGACGATTGCGACAGGTATTACCCTGGCGTGGCACGTGCTGTTAAAGAAGTATTTGGCGAAGACTGGGTATTGCTTACAATCGATGGTGGCATTGGAGACCACACTGATGCAGGATCCTGGATCTGGACCAAACCAGAAAACTGGGTACCTCCTGTGATACACGAAATGCCCGCAGATCCCTGGGCACCTAAAGTGCCAGAGCCGGAACCTGTTGCAGAGCCCGAGCCCGAACCACCTGCAGAACCAGAGCCCGAACCACCTGCAGAACCAGAGATTCCTGTTAGCACACTACAAAACGATAGGCGACACGTTATTGTCTAAGCAGGTAAATAGCTAAAAGGCACAATAAAATGTCAGCAAACGGAATTTCAACACTAGGAACAAAGCAACTTAGACAGGTAGCTAAACTAGACCTGGCCGCCACGGATCGTGCGGCTGCTGGTAATCCAAGAGCAACCTACGATATCACACAGTTACCCACACAATATGATGACAACGCTATAGTGGATAACCCAAACCCAGGCGGATTAGTTCTAGGTCGTCCTTGGGTTACCTAAGCAAGCATATTACTCCAATTCTCTTGCATCTTTCCAAGTAGTCTAGTAAACTTAGACAGTAAACTTCTAGGTAAATACATGCTATGATATTTGGCTACTTCATTCTATTCATCTCTGTGATGATTTCGGCAATTGCCGCCTACTACAGTGTAGTGGGACTTACTGCTATCTTTGCAGCCGCAGTTGTTCCTGTGATGATCATGGGCGGTGCGCTAGAAGCAGGCAAGATCGTTGCCACAGTTTGGTTGCACAACAATTGGAAACGAGCTGGCTGGGCATTCAAGACCTATTTGGTTCCTGCTATCATATTCCTCATGCTACTCACAAGCATGGGCATCTTTGGATTCCTCTCCAAAGCACACGGCGATCAAAGTCTTGTGAGCGGAGATGCAATGGCCCGAGTTGCCATCTATGATGAAAAAATCAAAATCTCAAAAGACAATATCGAGGCAAACCGCAAAGCACTTAAACAGATGGATGAAGCTGTGGACCAGGTTATGGGTCGAAGCAGTGATGAAAAAGGTGCCGATAAAGCTGTGCAAATACGCCGCAGTCAACAAAAAGAACGAGCAAGACTTCAGTCTGAGATCCAGTCCGAACAGAAAACTATCACTGCTCTTGGCCAAGAGGCCGCGCCACTACGAGCAGAGTTCCGCAAGATTGAAGCTGAAGTAGGACCAATCAAATACATCGCGGCGCTAATCTACGGTGACGAAGCCAGCCAGAACATGCTAGAAGCCGCTGTGCGCTGGGTTATTATTCTAATTGTTATTGTGTTTGACCCACTGGCACTGTGCTTGATCCTGGCTGCTAACAAACAACTGGAATGGGCTCGCAAGGGTGAAGGCGGTTGGGTGCATGATGAGGATGGCACGATCGTTGGAGTAACACCAGATCTCAAGATTGAAGAACAAAAGCCTGTTGAACCACCACCGCAGGCAGAAGAACCAAAAGAGCCAGAACCAGAGCCAGTACACTGTCCCAAGTGCAACACACAGATCATTGATGCTCCCGGTATTGGACCATGCTGTCCTAACAAAGAATGTGATGTGTTTGACAACATCCTAGGCGCACTAGAAGAACAGCGCCTAGCACAGGAACAAAAAGAACTTGAAGAATTCTTTGTTCGCGGTCGCTTGATAGCACGTGGACTAGATGCAGATGAAGATGCTCGTACCGCAGAAGAGGCAAATGCCAAGTTAGCAGAAATTGAAACAGATGATCCCGACCTTGATACTATTGCGGCACAGGCACAAGAAATCAAAGCAGTAGAAAAAGAACGTGACGATCTAATAGAAGCCTTGATCATGCTCAGCGCCGAACGTGATAATGTGCAACAACAACTTGATCAAGCTCATGTTGAAAGAACATCAATTGCCGAAGAACTAGAGCAGACCATAACTGGACTATACGCCAGCGAAAGCCTGCTCACAGTAAGTGAAGAAGAAAAAGAAATACTGCGCGGCCGTGTAACAGAACTTGAAACACAGGCCACACAACAGCAAGAGTGGATTGAACAACTGGAACAAGATCTGCGTGAAGCAATACAACTTGCGCATGATAAAACTCAAGAGCTGAATGCTCTAACCACTGTTCAGACCGCAGTAGATGATCCTCTTGAACAAGAGCTTTCGCCACCAGTGATAACTCGCGACAACACAGTTAGATACCAGGACAAGTCCTATAACCTGCAGGCCTTTAACACACTGTTTCCAGATCTAGCAATTCGCCCAGACAGTGACCCAGCACCGGAAACACAGGCAAGTTTTGGCACTGAGTTTCCTAAGAATCAGAAAAAAGGCGATATGTTTCTGAGAGTAGACTACTTGCCAAGCCGTTTGTACAAATGGAACGGTGTAAAGTGGATTGAAACAGACAAAGCACAAACCGATCGTTATGCCTATGATCAGGCATATATAAAATTGTTAGTTGAAAAACTGCAACGTGGAGAATATGATCCAGACGATCTCAATGACACCGAAAGACAACAGGTGGCTGATTATCTAAAAACCCCGCCAGATGCACAGTAACATAATCACACCTCCAGATTTCATCAATGATGAGAACACACAGATACTGATCATTGATCCAGACTGGAACGATGTTGACACTCTTTCTTTGTGGTTGCAAAACACTGCAAAGACCTATAACATCTATGTGTACACAGATGTAATGCTTGAACCTGAATGGTTGGAATCTGCAATTGGACTGGCTCATGTGATCATCCTCAACACACAAGACAGTGCTTGTACACCAACAAAAAACAAACTAATCAAAGATCCAAGAACCTGGTACTATGGGCCGCATCGTTATCTAGGCAACACCAGACAGATAGTAGATCTAATCGAATACTTTAAAAATCAATGACAGACAATATCACTCATGTGCTGTGCAATTTTTGCGGCAAGAATCGTAGCGAAGTAGACAAGCTGATTGTGGCCAATGATGCAGGCATCTGTAATGAATGCATCGAGTTCTGTGGCGATCTACTGAACAAAGAACGTGTTAAAAATCTACAGTCAGACAAAAAAATAGCCAAGGCTCTTGACCCTACCAGGATAAAAAAATATCTGGATGAGTATGTGATTGGACAAGAAGACGCAAAAACTGCACTGAGTGTTGCAGTGGTAAATCATTACAAGCGAGTGTTCTTTCAACCCAGCATAGAAATAGAAAAAAGCAATCTGCTGTTCCATGGTGCCACCGGATCTGGCAAAACCTTGTTGGCAAAAACTGTGGCACGATATCTTAACGTTCCGTTTGTGATTGCAGATGCCACTACCCTCACACAAGCAGGCTATGTTGGTGACGATGTTGAAAGCGTGATTTCAAGACTGCTAAGTGCCGCTGACAATGATATTGAAAAATGCCAAAAAGGCATTATCTTTATTGATGAGATAGACAAGATTGGCCGCAAGAGCGAAAGTGCAAGCATACACCGAGATGTTGGTGGCGAAGGCGTACAGCAGGCCTTGCTCAAATTGGTAGAAGGTACAAAATGCACAGTCAGTGTAAACACTACCAAGAAGCATCCTGCACTGGACACAGTGGAAATCGATACCAGTAACATCTTGTTCATTGCTGGTGGCAGTTTTGAAGGTCTAGAAAAAATCCTTGACGAAAGACAAAATCACTCTGGTATTGGCTTTACCACACAATCCAAATCAGCCGACTATACAACAAAAACCACTCTGCCGGAAGATTTTATAAAATTTGGAATGATACCGGAATTTGTTGGAAGGTTTCCTGTCACAGTCAAGATTGATGCTCTGACCTTAGAGGACCTGGCTCGGATACTGGTAGAACCCAAAAATAATCTAATAGAACAAACTCAATGGTATTTTTCTACAGATGATATAGAACTAGAATTTGAAGACACAGCAATATTAGCAATAGCTCAAACCGCAGTAGAACGAGACATTGGTGCCCGTGGACTCAAAAGCATTATTGACCAAGTGTTGATGAAAACCATGTATTCTTTACACGCACTAAAGCGTCAAGGTATAAGTAAAATACGCATCAATAGCGAAGTAATCACAAACCAACAGGAACCGGAATATATTAAATGATCAAAGATAAAAACAGACCAATTGCGCCTGGCAACAGAGTTTTTGTAGTCAACGACCAAGTTGACAAAGCTCTACGTAAGTTTAAAAAGAAAGTTCAAGACAGTGGTCTGCTTCAAGAACTACGTGAACGAGAATTTTACGAAAAACCCACTGCTGCTCGTAAAAAAGCAAAAAGCCAGGCCAAACGCCGTTGGCAGAAAAAACTCGAAGCAGAAGCATTGCCTAAAAAACTATACTGATGTATATTGAATTCCTGCTGTCATCTGGTGCAGGTGGGGCAGGCGCTGGTTATGCGTCTTTATCTTTGAATCACAACATCGAAACGTGGGCAAAAAAATACAACATCAGTTATAAGACAAAAATAGTAAAATATACACTGAGACTATGTCTAGAGTCTGAAAAAGATTATTCTTTTTTCCAACTTAGCTGGAATCCAGATAACCAATATTGGACACAATACACCGTTATCTATCCAGATGGGTACGGCAGATCTTGACAACTCCTGGAATAGAGCGTATAAATATATTTGTAAGATGCCTCCGGGGTCTTGCAGTCATATTTGCTTAAAGGAGAAATAAAATGACAACCTATCTATTAGACATCCCTGCCCTGCATCGTCGCTTTATCGGCTACGATCAACTGTTTGAAGAACTCAATCGTACTTTCACAACAGCAGCCAAACAGGACAACTATCCACCCCACAATGTAATACGCACAGGCGATAACCTATTTCGAATTGAAGTAGCTGTGGCCGGCTTTGCAGAAGAAGAACTGGATGTGGCCCTTGAAGGTCGTATGCTGACCGTGCGTGGCGAACGCAGACGCGATGATGCTGATGAAGAATATCTACATCGTGGCATCAGTGGACGCAATTTTGAGCGCACATGGCCCTTGGGCGATAACATGGAAGTTCGTGGGGCCACTGTGAAAAATGGTATTCTTACTGTGTCTTTGGAACACATCGTTCCAGAAGCAGACAAGCCTAAGAAAATTGCCATTACGTTTGCAAAATAAACTCTAATGTAGTATAATGTAGACTGCTACAACAGCAGTCTACTATAGCG